TTTTCTGGAGCTTCCATATCAGCCTTTGGTACATAATACATATTTTGATCAAGTTCTTTTTCAAATCTTAAGAAGTGATACATCCCTGCACTTTCATAACAGTCAACATCAGTCAATAACACCCAATCAGTCTTTGCAAATTTCATTGCCAGGTTTTTACATGCATGTGAATTGAATCCCATATCTTTCATTACATCAATGCCAATAAGATCAAATCTTTCTTTATGAATGTTTATAGTGTCTCTAAAATACTGTCTGCCTTCTTCATGGCCATCGTTTACTATAATTACTCTAGGTCTAAATTTATACTTTTGAGCCATTTGATTGTAGAACTCGCATTGAGCATACAGATGGTCTTCTTGACCATACCAAGTCATTATTACTGTTAAATCGTTATACTTTTTCATTCATCTTATCTTGTTCGTTTAGCCATATGTCACTATACATTGTTTCTTGATAATTGTCAAACCAAGGACCGCCATCTGTGTAGTGAATTGCTTTTGGGTTTTCTAAGAAATAATAATCATCAAGACAGTTCCACTCTAATGGAATATTACCAATATCTTTATCATCTAGCCATCTAAATTGATGGAAGTCTAATCCCGGTCTATGACTGTTTAGATAGTCTGGTTTTAAAACTTGGTTTCTTGGATGCTCGTTATTAAACACAACCAAGCTAGCCCAGTTCTTTCTATATGCTCTGTGCTGTGCAACTCCGTCCATCTTTATCTGACTGTTAGGAATATATCCTGGATGCTGTACACAAGACACTGCAAACTTTGGATCTATAGAGTCAATTAGTTTTTGAGGATCTTCTAAGAACACAAAGTCGCAATCAACGAATATTGAGTATCCTTTAAAGTCGCTAAGGAACGGTACCCAGAATCTTGTAAATGTAAAGTCAGTCGATTGAGGTTCTCCCCAGTCTCTATTATATTCTTTTATGTCTTCGCTGAATAGTTTGTTTACTTTGATATCGGATCTACTAGAAATACTATACTCACATACTTCATATGCTTTATGTTCTCGTTGATCGTATCCTATAAATATTTGGGCTGGTGAGCCAGTAGTTATAGTCATCTCTTATTTCCTCCCTTTTCTCTATGGACTTTTGAAAATACTCTTCGATATTTTCTGGATGAAAGTCGCTGTAATAGTCAAATCTAATACACCACGGAAATGCATGTTCTGTTAGCGTCTTCTTACTAAATATAATCATTGGCATACCTAGCATTCTAGCAATCCACATATGTGCACCATGATATCCAATGACACCTACACTGCCCTGCATCTTCTTGATAACATTCATCATAGGCGATTCGTAATGAACGTGTTTTAAATTCCATCCACGTTTCTGTATGAGTGATCCAACCTTAGGCCAAGCAAAACCACTCGGTGTTCTTCCTAATGGATCTTTCCATGATTTATGTTCTGCATATTCGTGTAGTGGTTGTTCATGTTTAATGGAGGTTACCATAGTAACATTCTTCCAGTTTTCATGGACGTTATCATAATCATTTAAACCAGTGGTGGCAAATCTTAGGTTATGACATCTAAACCAATCGCTGTTTGTTTTGCCCATTTCATAGTTATCGTGATTGTAAGCAAGGTCGGAATCATACACGTGCTCAATCTTTACATCAAAGAACAACGGCTTTTGTAGTAATGTCTCTGTCAATGATATTATATCTTGATACGTTTCTGAATCATTCTCTTTAAATTTACTTGGACCTGATTGTGGCCAGTGAAATCTTAATATCACATCTGTACTATTAGTATCAGCCACATTCATTGCATAAGATATTGGACTTATGAAATCACCATATCCTATTTTACCTTTCCAGTTAATTACTAGCGGATCATTTCTAACATCTAGTTTGATTGCCTTGTAATCTTTGTACGGATCATCTTGTCTAAATTTTGTAAAGGGATTATTTGGCATTAGAAGAACACTGCGTCATTAAATGATATTGCATAACTAATTGTTACCCTATGTTTTTTCTCAAATGCATCTACCTTTCTTGCAAACAACTCTTCCCACCATTCTTGCGTATGCAGGTTAGTGTGTAGGTTGGTTCCATCAGGAAATGTCTTCTTTGCTTCTGTTAGTGCTATGCATACGAACAAATGTCTTCTCGTATATCCTACTAGCCTTTCTACAATCTTATCTGTATCATCGGGATGTAAATGTTCAAGTACATCAGTGCACACTACTAGATCAAATCTTCCATCTGGAAGTTTATCATATTTTGGAACAGCTGGGTCATACAAACGTACTCTCAATTCATCTTTATTAAATGTTGCATTTCTGTATTTCCAGTTCCACCAAGTAGCTTTGCCACAACCATAATCAAGTACAGTTTTAACTCTAAACAAATCTATCATTCTTGCTAAGTATGGAATGTGCTTGAATAAGGACGAACCCTTAGAGAACAGTGGATCTGTCTCGTGTTTGTATTTGTAATGTTCTAATAATTCACCTGAATCCATAATTACCTCAAAGATGATATCGTCGCCCCTCGTTTGTACCCTCGCGCGTATATCCGACAAACCCCCGCTCTTGCTTGTCTTACCACAGCCACACTACCAGAAGTGTGGCGATTCAATATAGCTATTTTAAGCTATCTTGTAGATAAAGTCAACAATTATTTCCAACTAAATGACATTGTTGCTCTTTCTTCTAAAATTATTGGAGTATGATATACCCCGGCTCTTATATATAAAGCATCACCTGGTGACAGTGTAAAACTACTATGCTGCTTATCACTCTCTACTGTATATGCTGTCCTATTCCACATTTGAACTAAAATGACATCCATGTCATCAATATGCCTTCCATAATTGTGTCCATCTGTTTTCCAATTTCCGTATATGTGAGATTCTGTACAACCAAAATGAGTGTTCATAAAATTCTGACATTGTGAGAATTGTCCACAGTAATCACCTACAAATTGTAACCATCTATTGTTATAGTTTGCCTCGTCTTCTTTTGTAAGCCAGTTATGTTTCTTAGCCCATTGATACTGATCAACTACTTCTAAAGCAGTTGGATTGGGTCTGTATATTTGTCGGTGTATTCCAAATCCCCATTCATACGATTCGGTTAACCAGTCTTCAAAATTAACAGAAGCTCTTGCTATATGTTTAGGTAGATTCACAGTACCAGCTCACAAGTACCAGTCGTAGACCTGATTCTACTTTTGCAACTCCATGCAGGAATGCTCTATCGTACATCATGGACTCTCCGACCTCAGGCTTGATTACTATAGGAACAACTCGAGACTCGTCCTTGACATCATTGCCCTTTTTATATCCAACAGCTTTAATATCATTAGCGCTCCACGGTAATAACGATACCGTCTCACCACCAACTAAGTCTACAGTGTCTACTAATGTGACTACGGTTAGTTTTACCTTCTCATCATCATCAGTATGTAGCCTTGTAAATGCTCCTTTCTTATACATTACAAAATAATGCTGTAGACATTTTAAATTACCATGTTCTTTTGCATATTGATCTATCTTCTTTACAGGATCAATTCCATGGGTACTTCCTAGCCTTCTTTTATCCACATTGGAAAGATTGTAATCTTGTTCTGCAATGTTTGTAGGTAATGATTTATACAGGTCTATAAGAGCATGTCTCTCATCGTTTGTAATCAACTTTTGTATCTTGTAATCCATATTCTAATGTATATTATAATGTATATTTATATTTAAGTCAACGAAAAAAGGGCCTTGTAGGGCCCTTTATTCATTTTAAGAACTACTTAAGCTGCTTCCGCAAACTTAAGAGCAGTCTCTAAGGCATTAACTTTTTTAGTCTTGTTAACACCGTACCAGCTAGAAGCTAGTCTTGTATCGTTCTCTCTTCCAAGAACATGATCAGTCATATAAGTGACTGCATTGAATGCTTGCCAGTATGAACCTTCTGCAAACTGAGCACCAGGCTGAGTTCTTACAATGTCCATTGCTGATTTAGCATTCTTAGATGCGAACTTCTTAAAGTCCTCAGTAGAAGTAGGATCAAAACCAACACCTCTTAGCTTAGGGTTCTGGTTAGGGAACACTGTAGCAAAGTAAGCCTGTAAGTCATCTTGACCATATCTTTTACCAGATAAGAATGTAGCCATATCTTTGTATGTTTCCATCTTACCTTTTGCAATACCTAAAAGCTCTTTAGCTTCTTGGGCATCAAATGCTTTCTTGTGACTCATTGAAACTTGATAGTCTCCTTTCTGAGCTAAAGAAAGTGTTAATGTATTATTACAAACAACTCTAATAGGAGTGAACCTAATATCAACTGCTCGTCCATACATGTGAGGGTTAGTCAATAGTAGATATGATTCTACTAAGTCCTTACCATTAATAGTAAAGTCATCTTTTACTTTAGCTAAGCACCAAACTCTTTTACCATCTTGAAGAGATCCAGCTGTGTGCATCTCCATGTCGCCTGCTTCAACAAACTCTCTAAAGAATTCAAAAGCGTCAGCATTCTGAACTGGAACCCAGTTCTCTTTAACCATGTCTAAAGGTTGTCCATCAGACTCCCTTACTAACATGTCATGTCCTGAATAGATTTCTTGACCATTAAATGATGCAAATGAAGGAATCTTAGCGACTCTCCAATCCAATCCAGCTTCTTTGAGCATACCGTCAACTCCGATATTCTCGTCTACTTTAGTACCAAGACCATGCCAAGGAAGTTCCCCTGCGTAAGCCATTGTTTCTACCATATGTGCCATAATTTTTCTCCTTTTGTCAAATTATGCACCCATTATACTAAATGGTTGATTTAAAGTCAACAGTCAATCTCAAACAATCTCAACTATTTCTTTAGACCCGTCCATTAGTGGCTCTTTTGGTTTATCAATCTCTGGCCATATCTGAGCATACTTAATATTAAGGTCTATAAAGGGTATTTGGTTTTCTGGAACTTCTTCTTCGTGAAAGATAGCTTCTTCGGGACATTCAGGTACACATAAGTCACAATCTATACATACCTCGGGATCAATCACCAAAAAATTTGGACCTTCCCTAAAAGCATCGACCGGACACACCTCTACACAAGTAGTGTGTTTACAACCAATACATCCTTCACCAACTACATATGCCATTACTTAATCTCTCTAACTCCTATCATCTCTAATCCTTTTTTAATTTGAGATCCAGGATTAACTTTCATCTCATTATCATACGTTACATCTATACCATGTACTTCTTTTATTGCTTTAGTAATTCTATCCCAACCTTGAGGTCTCCTCTTTCCTTTATTACTTGCTTCGAAGCAACTGTAGCTAGAACATACCTTTGGTCTATCCATATAGATAGAACATAACTTATGTCCTTCATTATTAGTCTTTAGCTGAGGGCATGTGAATTCTATTTCAAAAGGAGTTACGTTACGACCTAAGCCTTTACCCATAACATCGACATCTCTTTTATTATGTTTAACCATTCGAGCATTAGGGTTGGTACCAATCATAACATCCATCCACTCCTCGCCGATACCATTAGCTAATTGAGTAGTGGAAGTCCACTTACAGCAGAAGCCACATCTAATGCAAACATCAGAAGTAATGAGTGATTCATCTAGTGGTTTATATGTCATATATTATAGTGCCCCTTTATCTTGCCTTCTCACAGGAGAAGAGTATACGGATGAGCGTATTTAAAGTCAACGGATAAATAAAATAAATAATAAAAAATAAAGAGTTGATTTATATTCTTATTTATAGGACAATGTTAAAATGAAATATAGAGCTGTAATGATTTGTGACTTTAATAATCCAGTCTCAATGGCGTATGCAAACATAGCAAAGAAAACCTGGGAACCTGTCAAGGATGTTGAGGTAGAGCTATGGCAATGCTATACACCAGAAACAGAACTAACTGCAAAGTTTAGTATACCATGGGGTGAGTGGAGCAGTGCTTCAAAGTATCGAAATGTAAAACATCAGATTACTCCTACAGAGAGATGTTGTCTTACATCTATGTTCCATTGGTGGAAGCATATTGCTGATACAGGTGAAACTGTTATTATATTAGAGCACGATGCATTTGTCAGAGACCCAAAGAAATTGGATATGCTGGTTGAACAGATTCCCGAACATGATTTGTGGTGCGCAGGGATTGCTGCTGAATGTATAACTCTGAGTCCAAGGTTAGCTAGATTTGCTATGGACAAGTGGTTAGATAAAATGCAGATAATTGATGCTGGACCTTTAGCTGAGCTGTTTACTTTAATTCATGATTGGGGTAACCTTATGGGCAAGATGAAAAAGAAAGTAGGATTAACAACATGGCCAACTGGTCATATGAAAAACTTATTAGCTAGAACAGAGCTGTATAAAATTACAGACGGCAAAGATATCCTTAAAGGTAAGAAAGGATTACAACGTGCACCAGTAACTCAGTGTTACTATCCTGGTAAGAATACTATTATCCATCATGCTACTAGAGGTGGTATAGATTACAATGATGCTACATACAATCAAATGGAAATACTGGAGAGCTTAGATTATGAATAAAGATCAAAAACAAGCAGCTGCGGATAGACTTGCTGCAGCAAGAGAAAAAAGATATGCTAAGAACCCTCCAAAGTATTCTCAATATTGTCAAGAGGTAGTAAAGCTACACGACGATGATGACTTCAGCATGAAGAATGTTAGAGCTTGGATAAAAGAAGCAAAGCAACACCAAGCAGCAGAGCACAGATCATTCATGGCTGGAACTAATGGAGCATTGGCTAAGAAAGAAACATGGAAGTGTTATGTTAGCCAACTTGAAAACTATTTAAGAACAGGTGCGTATACGAGTTTATTTGCTGGTGGTGATATGGAGAAAAGAGTTAGCAAGTATTGTATAGCGATGGCATACTATGAAAATGGTAAACCTAAAAGAGAGCTTGGTACTTATTATAATGATTGGATGCAAGTGTGGACTCCTGAACTTGAGAATGAAGAAAGACAATCCTTTGGTATGAAGCAATTAAAGTTCAATGACAAAGGACACGTATTAGTACAATCATCATCTAAGACTGTAAAGAAAACTACTAAGAAAAAGCGCAAGCCTATGACTCCTGCAGCAAAAGCAGCTTTTGTTGAAAGAATGCGTAAGGCTAGAGAAAAGCGAGCTAAATAGTTACATGGGCCAAGTTATTCAATTCCCTCTTAATAGGGAAAACACGAAGTTTGTTGAGAATGAAACTCAACGACTAGAGAATATTAAGAAGTATCAATTCGATCTATGTCTTAATTCTGCAATTGAGTTAACGTATCAATTGTTCGATGAAATACAAGCTAGAGGAATTGACCTTTCCCACAAAGAAGACTTGGATAGGGAAATGTTAATGGTATGTGAATCAATTAAATCAGTTCTGATGAAAGCTAGTGAATTAGATCACCCATTACAAAAAGTAACAAGTCAATTAATAAACCTCGAAGATAGCTCTATCTTCATGAATCACTGGAAAGATTATTTAGACCGATCTGTTGACTCTTAATACAAAATCAAGTATAATGTGGTTTTGATTTGGAGATAATTTATGATATTGGTCGACCTCAATCAGGTTATGATCAGCAACTTAATGGCGCAGATCCACGGTCGTGGTGATGTAGACGTCAGCGAGGATTTGCTCCGTCATATGGTACTTAATTCTCTTAGAGCTAATAGAGTTAAGTTTAACAAGAAATATGGCGAGCTAGTTATATGCTGTGATGATACTAATAACTGGAGAAAGAAACTTTTTCCATATTATAAAGCACATCGTAAGAAGGCTAGAGATACTTCTGATTACGACTGGCCTCATATTTTTAATTGTCTTAATAATGTTAGAGATGAACTAAAAGAGTTCTTTCCTTATAAAGTTATCCAAGTAAGTACAGCAGAGGCTGATGATATTATCGGCACTCTATGTCATGAGTTTGGAAAACAATTGGGAGAAGGTGAACCTATCTTAGTTCTTTCTGGCGATAAAGACTTTGTCCAGCTTCAAAGATTTGTTAATGTAGATCAATATGATCCAGTAAGAAAAAGAAAGATTCAAAATAAGAATCCTGAAGATTACTTAATAGAGCATATTGCAAGAGGTGATAGAGGTGACGGAATCCCTAACTGTTTATCTAAAGACGATGTATTCGTTACTGGTGGTAGACAAAAGCCTATGAGAGCAAATACATTAACTAAAATTAAGGAGACTGTAGATCAGCTTGGTACACATGGATTAGATTCTAGTATTGAGTGGTCAGGAGCATTCCAAAGGAATAGAGCTTTGATTGATTTACAGTTTACACCATCCGAGATCAGAAAAGAGGTTATGGACCAATTTAACGGTCAGGATAAAAATAGAGGAAAACTGTTTAACTACTTTATTCAAAAGAAGCTAAATAACCTCATAGAAAATATAAGTGAGTTTTAATATGAAAGAAGGACTAGGCGAAATAATTAACGAAGTCAAAAAGGCTAAATCGGTTGGAGAGAAAATTAGAATCCTGCAAAGGAAAGATAGTAGAGAGCTAAGAGGAATCTTAGAGCTTACATACGACAACAGACTTACATGGGGACTTCCAGAAGGTAATCCACCTTACAAACCATTAGATAAATCTTTTGACAATCAAGGAATGTTTTATTCTGAGATGAGAAGAATGTATATCTTTTTAGAAGGTAAGACTAATCTGACTCAAGGAAGAAGAGAACAACTCTTCATTGAGATACTAGAGCAGTTGGATCCGGATGATTCTAAACTTTTACTAGAAGCAAAATCTAGAAAGATAAAGGGTGTTTCTAAGAACATCATTAAGCAAGCATACGACGACTTTTTAATAGATCCAGCGAATAGCTAATGCCGCTATACGATTTCGTAGACACTGAAACCGGTGAGGAGTTTGAGTTAATGCTCAAGCTGTCTGAACGAGAAGAGTTTCTCAAAGACAATCCAAACATCAAACAAAAGGTTGGTGCTCCTATGATAGTAGGTGGCGTTGATGGTCTACGTAAAGTCGATGATGGGTTTAAAGAAGTTTTACAAAAAATAGGCGAACAAAATCCTCAATCTAATTTTGGTAGAGAGATGAATTCAGCTAAGACCGGACAGCAAGGTCAGATTAACAAAGCTGTCGATAAGTG